CAGTTATATTAACATTAGTACTGTCTACATTAATTTCAATAATATCTGTCGTTGTTCCTGAAGAATATGGTATTGGTAATATTTATTAGATGTTGTATCAGAAGCTGTACCATAAATACCAGTAAATACAGTTTTAGAATTAAAATTAAGCTTATGTGCTACTGATTTAGTTGAAGCTACATTTGGTAATGCTCCAAAGTTTATAACTTTGCGATATTCAGATCTATAAACTGGGGAATTATTACTTTTAGAGGAATATGCAGGATTCGGAAAGAATGTATTACCACTTAAGAATTCCACTAAGGGGTGAATTCCATTAGTTTTCTTATTTAAGATCGTTGCAATATTATTGATATTTCTAGAAAGATTTATAAGTAAATCCTTAAATTCTCTCGTATCCGGATTCATATCATAAATTCTAGTTAGACTTAATAATCTAGTTGTCGGAACAAAGATGCCTTTTGCTTGATTAGACATTATTACCCCTTCTAGTATTTAATATCATTCCATTAAGAGTAAATGAAGATTCTGCTATATCTGCATCTAACATCTGCATATCTGATAATGATAATTTAAGCTTTACAAACTCACCTTCAGCTTGAAAATAAATCTTATGCCATAATTTATCTTGATGAGCTTCAAGAGGAACAATAGAATATGCACTTGTCTCTAAAATATTACTACCCAATAGAGTATTCGAACTAGTTGCATCTGAAATCATATCAATATCAGATGAATTAGTAGAATAATCTACAGTTATTTGTCCTGAAATTGTTTTATCAACATTAAAATCAATTTCACCAAGATAAATAGAATTACCTTGCGATATATAAGGATTTAAATCTTTAGTTTCTATTTCCATCCGCGAGACTAATGAAAATAAGCCACCACCAGTATAAGCTCCTGTCCATTGGGAAGTTGCTATCTTAAAGTTATTAGCATCTACTCTTTCAGTAACTTTATATATACCAGAAAGCCATGAAGTTAATCCTTGTACATACTGAATTTTAATATAATCGCCTACTCTTAAGTTATGATATGGTGCTGTTATTGTAGTTTGTAATCCAGCATAAGACATATCGGTAATTATTTGTGATTGTGCATTAGATCCTAAAGAAGAATCTACTACCATAATAAATCCTTTATGATTACCAAATATTACTGCCTTTGTTGCCGCTCCAGTTAACTTTTCTTCAGATTCTAGATAACCCCAAGAACTAATATTATCATCATTAAATGCCCAAGTTCCAGCTCTATAATTATAAACTATTACAGAATCGTTATATGCATTCTCTGTAGAGTGAGATCTTTTTAAATAAGCCCAATACACCATTTCGCCATAAAAATCTCTTATACCATGAATGCGCTTTGTTCCCTCGGCTGTTTTAAGTATACCAAACACCTTATCTGGTATTTCTTCATCTATTCTTTGAACATAGGCACCATCGCAGGCATTTATTCCTGTAGTACTTACAGTAAGAACTTGTTTATCGAATGTAACGGTAGAAAAGGTACCTTCTGAGCCTGAATCATCATTAATAGGTTCAAATTTAAATGGTAATTCATTGTCGCCAGTATTTATAAGTTCATAAGTACTTCTTTAACAATAAACTACAACTCTACCTTTAAGAAGAGCAAGGGACATTATCTCTTGAGATGTCGGTGCATCTATGTATCCACCACCTGCATATGTATTTGTTCCATATTTTTGTCCTTTTTCTAACCATGCATCTGGTGAAAATACATTGCCTATAGCTGAATATCTTAGTCTAAATGGGAAGTGAGTATTCGTATTTGCAGAAGTATCATGTTCTACTACATTTAAGAGTAATAATCTTCCAGCAAAAGATAATATTAATCTTGCTGAAGAAATATAATCTTCATCGACTGCTACTGCATCATGATAAAATTTTGTATATGTAGAGAAATTAGCCCATGTTGTTCCATTATAAAAATAAATAGGATCATCCGTAACAGCTGGTGTTCCTGTAGTTGTAACATTAAAGTTAGTAGTAAATAGGTTTATTGAAGAATCTACTGGATTAGAATGATTTTCTGACCAGAAAAAGTTAGTATCATCTCCATGCCATACAGTAGTACCATCTTGCTGCCAATCTGTTCCGTTATATTTATAAACAAATTGCCTATCAAATGCAAAGGCAGTATGTTCATTTACCGGTCCTTTCTCATAATAAGTAAAGCCCATTACTGGAGATGAAGGATAAAAATATATATCTTTATTATCTGGAGCTCCTGCAAAAACATATGCTCCATTAGCAATATTGAAAGTTGCTGTAGTTGTGCCATCTGTTTTAAGCATATCTGCAGGTGTTCCTGCCACATTAATAGTATAAATAGTATCATCAATAGAAAACATTTGTCCTATATCAAATATACTACCTGGAACAGTACCAGATAAAGCTCCGCCTACTGTTGTTCCTAATTTAATGCGTAATCTGGAATACAGATTATCTGAAGCAATGCCTGTATTTTGACCTGTAAGAACAGAACCGAATCTTTTTTTTACGCGCCCTCTAGATACATAAGCATTATTTAATCTTGTAAATGCTTTTTCAGGAATTACCCATGAAGGTAAATCATTACGAAGACCATCTTGAAATGGAGCTATAAGGAACTTATCAAAAGTAGTATTCATTAATAGGTCCCCGAGCCAAAGTTATCCCATCTTTTAGTAGCATTAGTAAATATTGTAGGAGTTCTCTGTTCAGATAGTTGCTGATAAGTTCTTCTCATTACAAGTTTTTCTTGTCTTTCGAATTCTGGAGATATTATTTGCAAAGTATCAGTATCTAATCTTTCCTGAAGAATCTTAATTGAAGCTCCATATGAGATATATTGCCAAAGTTCTGCTAATTCTGGAATATCACCAGGTAGAGTTAATTCTGAAAGCCTTTGATAAGTAGAAACATCTATTCTATAAGAAATATCAGGAATAGGCCTTAAGATAAATTTATCCTGAAAAAATAAAATAGCTGCCGGCTTACTTGCCTTATAAGGTTTAGTTTGAATATAAATGCTTTTACCATTTCCAGGTGCTGCATCAAATGTAATATTATAAGCTCCAGTAAGATAAGATATTGTTCCTGGAACGGATACATTACCTTCCCAGTGGCCTAGACCATCATCATTAGCCTGGAGAACATTATCTAATGTATCAATAGAACTAGCCGTTACCATATTTTTAAGAATTGGAATATCTGATAAGGTACCAGTAAAGTTAGTTAAAACTCCATTACCAGTACCTATCAATATTTTCGTATTATCAAGTGGATAATTAGCATAAAATTCTTCTTCAGACTGAAATAAAGAAATCTGAGTGCCAGACACATAGATAGGATTTAATACTTTTGAATATCTATTCTTAAAATTATAAAGAGGATCTGTAGTTATAGTTGTATTTGTATAATACGTGCCTACATTAGGTTCTGTATAAAATGTGAGTGTCTTTTGTAAGATATCAGGTTTAATTTCGTTAGGCATATCATAAAGAATAAATGTATTAATATACGAATCTATATCTGCATCTGAAATTTGGTTAACTGAAGGGCTTCTAGTTAGCCTTCTGACTTTAGTTCTTATATTAGCTAAAGTTGCATATGAAGAATCTGCCATTACCCACTCCTATATTTAAAACTTAAATTTTCAAATCAACTACTTTTTCTGCAGTATATAGATTAGAAGTAGTAGCTTCTTCATCATCGAAGAAAGCCATAGATTCAAAGTGATATCTACGTTTTTTCCTACCAATTCTAACTACAGGATTGCCACGTTCATCTGTTTGGTATTCATGTATATTGTAGCTACCAGTCTTAGTTAAATGTTTTGCTACTGCTCTTGGTATCTTATAAATTTGACCATCCTTTAAAGAATAAAATTCTGTAGGAACTTTTTTATATTTATGAAATGAGAAATTAAGAGTTCCACCAGGCATTTCATCATACCTGAACATCCCCTTAACAAGTTCCATATCCCGTTCCATAAGTTGTTCTTTATTTAATGTCTTCTTTATTAACGGTTTCTTATTAGTAATTGTCATATGGCCTCCATGTACCTATTGGTACGTTATGACTTTAGCCTCATTAGGGGTACTACGCCGTACCCCATACTTTATCTATAGCCTTACTATTCTATAAATACTTAGTTTTCTGATTTATAAGCAGTCCAACGAATTACATCGTTAAGATTGCCTGCAGGACTTGCTGTTCCGCTTGTAAGAATAACTCCAATATATCCTTGGTTATAGAATTTCGAAGGATTATTGTACATTACTGCTGTATTCTTAGCATCGCCAACTGGTACTACATCTGCATAAACAAATGGAGTTTTATCATATGTTGGGAAAACAAATGCAGTATATCCTGAAGTATCAATATCAATTGTAAATGTACTTGCTGTTACTGCTGTAATATTTGCTTCAACACTATCAAGTTCGATCATTTTATAATCAGCAGGAATATGGAATTTAACCTTTTGACCTACTGAATATCCATGATCTACTAATGTAGTTACAACACCACTAGCAGCTTTAGAAATATTAGCAATATTTCTATTACTTGGTGTAAACATTGAATATGTTTCAACATTTGGAGCTACAAGTTTGTAAGAACCAGCTGCACCTGCAACTTTACCAGGAGCTGTTGCAAGGTTATTAGCTAAATCAAATGTTGTATTAGCTACAATAGAATCAATACTAAAATCAAGACCATTAAGATTGGTTTGATCTGTAGATTTGATTCTTACAATAGAACCTGTTGCTAATCCAGCAGTACTAGCTGTTGAATATTGAGGTCCTACTGCATTGGTACCAGCAGTCATTGCAACCCAAGAGCCGCCTGCATATGTTGAGCTATTAATTAATGTTATTGCAGCTGCAGAGGTATTTACAGCACTTGTATGGTCTGCTGCTGGATGAAATTCCATTAAAGCAGATGTACCCATATCTTTGTACCATGTATATCTAAAGCCATAGCCATTATTTGATGCAGCCCATTGAGTTTGATTTTCTATAACAAGTTTATCCACATCAGAACGGATTTTTAATGTTTTATTATTTCCGTCAGCAGTGAATGAACCCTTTTGAATTAATGTTCCGTCAGCCATTGTTCACTCCTTTAATTAAGCTAATGTAGATCTAAGATTTATAACCCAAGCATCATTGGTAATAACTGGCGTCTCAGCCATCTTATAACCAACAGTTTGGTTCAAGGCTAATGGACCGCCAGCTATTTTACCATCTCTATAAACCATTTGTGATTTATAGTTATCAAGTAAAACATTTGCATAAGAATCCATACCACAAACAAATGTGTTATAAACATCCTTACCTAAGCCGGAAGCTCCAGCATCTTTAGATCCAATTGAAGACAAGAAGAATCTAACACTATCAACTGCACCCCATTCTGTTTGCTTAATGCCATCTTGAGAACCATATTGGTAGGTTCTAGTAAAACCATTAAGATTAGAAAGAGTAGAAGAAAGTGACGTATGACCTAAGCCATAGAAAGCATTAGAAACTGGGGCCGTACCAAACTTATCAGAAGCATTAAAAGATTCTGACATCGTTTTGGCGTCAGCATTTAAAAGAGTTCTTACAACATCTTGTATATCTGATAGAGTCATTTCAGTAATAGTATCACCATTAACACCACCAGTAGCATTATGAACAGATGCTGTAGTTTTCAACATATCTCTCATTAAGATATCTTCAGTTCTACGCATAGATTCACCTAGTTTTATTGTTGCTTCATTGAGGACAGGTGATTGTGTTGTAGCAGGAAGCTGTTCATTTATTGAAACATAAGTTCCATAAAAATTTATCTTCGCCAAAATAAAAATAGAAGATAAAGTTTGAGCTGGAGGATTAATACCTGAATTACCAAGTGGAACAGTAGCTGCATCTAGAAGATTATAGCGTTCCATTTTGATAGTATCACCGGAATTACCTTTTAAGGATTTTTTTGTTGCTCCCATACTATGAATCAAATTAGGAACAGGAGTGTTCAATAAGATTTGATCATAATAAGTTTGCACTGGTAAAGGGAGCGTAGAGGTTGTTGTAATTGCCATTACATATTCCTTATATATAAATAAACGGATACTTACACATAAGTCGGACGAAACTTGTGACATTAATAGAAATGTCTACAGTCCTAGGTTTGCGAAACCCAATACGCAAATGCAACGTTATTGAGGGAACGACCCTGGATACGTGATTTCAACTTCATTACGTAAATATAATAACATAAAGAAAGAATATATTGCAAAATACTATAATATTTAAAAAGATCTCCTCAACAACTAATCATCAAGGAGACCCCAAAAAAGGAAGTGTTTAAATTAATCCAGCTCTTTTTCTAGCTAGATTATAAATAGCTTTTTCTTTGTCTTTAGATGAAAGATGAGCAAATTCTGCAAAATCTGCAAGGCCTTCAGATACTGAATTTGAGGCCGATGAAACAGGTCTCGGCTTAGCTAAATTCTTTTCTACTCTTTGCTTATCTGCAATATGCTTATCTTCTACGTATATTCCATATTTCTTAATAAGTGTATATGCAGATACTGCTCTATTATAAAGTTCATCTACTGATCGTGGTGCTGTATCTATAATTTTAGCAAATGATTTATCTCTGGCTTTAAGCAGATCTATACTATCATCATTTACAACAGATTCAAGATCCGGAAAGTCCTTTTTAAGCTTTTGCTCTATCTGTACAACCTTAGTCTGATTTTGATAAGCACTCCATTGATTTTTAAGCTCTTTAAGCTCTTTCTTAGTCTCTGATATGTCATCAACGCTTGTGTCGTCATAAAGATCATCATCTGAATTAGCTGAAGCAGCCGTTGCTCTACTTAGCTGAGCTTTAAGTTCATCTCGTTCTCGCTCTATCTGTTTTTTTGCTTCTCTTAATGCCTTAAAATTAAGCTCTTCATTATGACGTTGTCTATCCGATGACACTTGTGTCGATGACTCTTGTGCTATTGCTGTATTATTATCTAAATTTGATGGTTGTTCAACGACACTGGTGTCAACGACACTGGTGTCAACACTTGTGTTTTCAACGACACTGGTGTCAACACTGGTGTCAACACTAGTGTTGTTAACGTTATTTTCTTCTATCATAATATCCTTTCATATGAGATTATTTTTTAAGTTTATAGCCAGGTTGTAAAGTTTCACCATTAAGTTCTTTACATTTAATATAAAGACGTCCTTCGATAAAATCTTTAACATAGGGCAATAGTTTATTTTGTTGAGTTTCCAGCATATATTTATTCTTATATAATGAGCTGCAGATTTCAGGTGATGGAATTACCCATAAAAATGACAATTGATCTGTTTTAGGATCAAAGATATATACTGTCTGATCGTAGTTAGGTGTTGGGCAGGTTTTTCTATAAAGAAAGCCACTACGAACAACTTTCCTCATTAACTTTTCTTTACGCAATAGAACAACAACATAAAAAGGTAAATGATAATCTTGATTACTATATCGTTTCTTACCGGACATAGCAGCTTTTTCTATATTGGCCATGTAATCTTTGGTGAATTGTTCTGAAAGTTGTCGTAATTCTATTGAGCCATGATTCTTTTTATGTGCATCTATATATTGTTGTCCTATATTGACTAGCTTCTGTTCTTTCATAAATTCCTTAATGTGTTTACATACTAGTATGTTTAGATAAAAGTTTTCTCATTACAATCTGGCATTCTAGTAAAAGATAAATTAGATTCTTCATCCAAGAAGAAAGTTGGTCTATCATTTAGTATTTTCATATATGCTTTTTGAGAATAATAATTCTTAATTTCTAGAAGTAAGATAAGAAGCGACTGAAATACAGTCGCTATTACTATCGCCTTTAAAAGCTTATTATTTACGTTCATGAATTATTCTCTATTTTTTCTTTAACACTAGTGTTTTAAGAATAGCCATTGGATCATGTTGAGGAGATTCGGGTATTTCTTTAGTTGCTCCTTTATTAATAGCTGTACCTAGAAGAGCTGAAGATGCATCAGCCTTTTCACCATTATTA